TCTTCTAAATTATTCATCTTGGTTTCATCCTTTAGTTAAAAAATTAATTTAATCTTAATTGCTTAAGATGTTTATTATTATATAGATTATTTTAATTAAGTCAATTAAAAAGTTTAAAATAAATTAAATAACTAAAAGATTTAAATTAAATTAAATTTCATACAAATAATTATGCTTTTTAAACGAAAAATGCCAAGCAATACTATAGAAATTATTGTTTTTGAAAGGTTTAATAAAAATGGAAAAACTAATTCATCTTGGATGCGCATTGCAGTGGCTTACAACCTTAGAAGACGGTGTGGCAGGTGCAGTGATAACTGATCCGCCTTATGCGTCAGGTGGACAAAGCACACAACAAAAACAAGTAGCTACATTTGCTAAATACAGTGGCGCTAAAACTATTAATTATGTAGATTTTGCTGGTGATACAAGAGATCAACGTAGCCATTTGAATTGGTATTTGCTATGGCTTGAACAGTGCCATAGAATATTAAAAAATAATGGTGTAATTTGTGTATTTAGTGATTGGCGACAATTACCACTCACAACAGATGCCTTGCAAATGAGTGATTTTATTTGGCGTGGCATTGCGGTATGGGATAAAACAGAGGCGACACGTCCACAGCTTGGCAGGTTTAGATGTCAAGCAGAATATATAGTATGGGCATCAAAAGGAGATATGCCGCGTTCGCGCAAAGCTCCAGTTATTCCAGGTGTATTACGGCAAATGGTAAAACCTCAAGAAAAACAACATCTAACAGGCAAACCGCTTGAGCTTATGCGCAAAATTGTACAAATTTGCGAAGATGGTGAATTAATAATTGATCCATTTGCAGGTTCAGGTACTACTTTAGTTGCTGGCTTGCTTGAAGGATACAAGGTATTAGGTTGTGAAAAACTTGCACATTATTATCAGATTTCATTAGATCGCTTAAATGAAATTGCTCAAAGCACGACTACTGAACTACATCAAACAAATCTTGCTTAAATTCAATTGCATTAACACCTAAAAAATCATTAACTACTTTAAATTGCTCCATCAACGGAAAAATCTCGTTTAAAAAAAACACTTTCAGGGCTTTTTCAGGGTCGCCAAAGCCACCAGTGTTTTTGGGAGTAATTCCCATTAAAACAGGTGGTACACGGTGAGCTGCTAGAATATCTTCGCGTGAGGTTTCTTTGATACCTTCAAAATTATCTTTAGCGGCTACTTCGCCGACTGGAATAAGTTTTAAACCATCTGCTTTGCCATTTGGTGCATAAACAACTAGATTGTGAAAATTACCTGGCCCACGTGAATTTTTTAATGCTTCTTCTAGTGCTTTAATGTCTGCTTCGTTATGAGTAGGATTAGATAGGTACAAAATATAACCAGCATGTGAACCGTTAAGGTAATAACGTCTTCTGAAAACAGTTGCGGCTTTGTCGAGCCAGGTTGCGTTAATTGAGGCGATATATTCAGGTACACCGTATATTTCTTGATTAATATCGGGGGCAAATATGTGACAGATGGTATTTTTTTTAAACTTAAACGGAGTTAAATCGTTTTGAATAAAGTAATAATTGCGATCCTCGTCAACGCGCATATATTTAGCTAATATGGCTTTTAAGGTTGGTTTATGGTCTTTATTTTGGTTTTTTTCTAAATAACAATTACCAAGCACCAACAAATCCAAAGCAAGACGACTAAAATCATTACGACTTAAAATATTATTAGGAATGAACGCCCTGCTTAAAATATTACGTTTAACGTAAATGGCACTGCTGTGATAACTAGATGCGTTAAAAGTATTAGCGAGCATTTGTAAGTTAATAGGTGGTTCAAACCATGTGCCAGTAAATTCACACTGAATATAATTCAAAAAACGATTGGTTTCGATTTCTTGCGCTTCGTCTAGCATAAAGCCATTGTTAAATTCTCTGATAGTTAATTTTGGTTTAGTTGGTTTATTCAAAATTTAGCACTCAACATTAGATTAAATAAAAGATTTTAAATATTATTATAAATAAAAATGATTTTTATCTAATTCATTCAAATATTACAAATTAAATAAATTGCATTTAATTAATCATTTAATTTAAATTAATCTTTTTTGATTAGGTATATAAATTATTATGACCAGCAATGAAATAGCACCTACTAAATTTTTTACAGTAGTGGTAGAGGGAGCAACAACCGATGGTAGAGATGTGTCGCGCGATTGGATTATGCAAATGGCACAAAATTATGATCCTAAAGTCTATTGCGCCCAAATTAATATTGAACACGTTAGAGCTTATAGTCCTCATTCTGATTTTAAACGTTATGGCATAGTTACTGCTCTGCGCACCCATACTATTACAGATGGTGCATTGCAAGGCAAGCTTGCGCTACAAGCGCAAATTCAGCCAACTATTGAATTAATAGAGCTTAATAAATTAAAACAAAAGCTTTTTACTAGTGTTGAGATAGCACCCGAATTCGCGGATACTAAAAGTGCCTATTTAGTTGGTCTTGCGGTAACTGATGATCCTGCAAGTTTAGGTACTGAAATTTTACAATTTAGCGCAACCGCTAAAAAAAGCCCACTTGCTGGACGTAAACAAAATTCAAATAATGTATTTAGTGCGTCTGATATTGATTTTAATTTAATCACGCTAGAAAGCGAAGAAAGCTTTAGCAATCGCATTAATGATCTTAAACACACAATTATTAATTTATTTAACAAGGCAGAGCTTAACAATAGCAAGGATTTAACCTACTCATCTTTTGTGCAAGCTTTAGCTCGCTCAATAACAGATTTAGTTGCTGTAAATAATGATTTGCTTAATAAGCTTGCGCAGCAGGAAATACAAATCAATGAGCTATTAGTATTTAAAGAGGTAATAGAGCAAGAGATATCTGATCAAAATTGCCAAAATACCCGCTCTTTTGCAACTGGTGCAAGCTTTACATCGCCACAAGGCTATTAATTAATTTTTTCTAAAGAGATAAAAAACTATGAACAATAATACAGCTATCAAATTAGCAAGCTATATTAAAGATATTACCAGCATTAATAATGCAGCATCTAATGCGCAGAAATTTAATGTTTTACCTAGTGTGCAACAAACTATGGAGCGCAAGGTACAAGAATTAGATACATTTTTGCAAAAAGTTAATTTTGTTTTTCCAGAAGCGCAACAAGGTCAAATATTAAAACTTGGCATAAATTCAAGTATTGCGAGCAACACCGATACCGATACCAAACAGCGCGAAGGTTTTGATCACCATGATTTAGAAAGCTTTGAGTATAATTGTACGCAAACCAATTTTGATACAGCTATTAAGTACAGTGTGCTTGATATGTGGGCGCATGATAAAAATTTTACCAATATTATTCGTGAAAATATTGCACGGCAAAAAGCCTTAGATCGTATCAAAATTGCTTTTCATGGAGTAAAACGTGCTAAAACATCTGATAAATCTACTTATCCTAAACTTGAGGATGTAAATATTGGTTGGCTGCAAAAATGGCGCAGTCATGCTCCTGAGCGAGTATTAACTGGAGGAGCAGATCCTTCTAAAATTGTAATTAGCGAGCAAGGCGACTACAAAAATTTAGCTTCACTTGTGCATAATTGCGTAAATACATTAATCGATCCAGTTTTTAATGATGACCCATCTTTGGTAGTAATTTGCGCAAGAAAAATGCTAAGTGATAGATATTTTGCAATATTAAACCAATCAAATATTAATAGTGAAACCGTTGCGGCTAATATTTTATTAGAAAATCGTACAATTTGTGGTATGCAGGTTATCGCACCGCCATTTTTTCCCGAAGATACAATATTGATTACATCACTTAAAAATTTAGCTATTTATATTCAATTGGGTAGTGCAAGGCGTGCAATTATTGATAATCCTGCACGTGATCGTATTGAAAATTATGAAAGCTGTAATGAGGCATACGTAGTTGAGGAATATCGTGCAGGCTGTTTAATTGAAAATATAGAAGTTAATTAAATCATACAAATTAAGCAACTTGCTTAAACAGTTAGTTTTTTCAATAATCGGTATCACGAACGCAACACGACTAGCGGCATAATTTAAGTTAAATTTAAAGTGCCCTTCTTTGAACTTAGCTTAAATTATCCACCGCTTTTTTAATATAAAAATGCCAACAATTGCTGAATTACATATTGCCAAACACGAGGCATCCAAAATAAAACATCCTGTAAGCGGTGAATTATCTAGTGCTTATGAGTTGCAATTATTAAAACTTAATAACGATCGTGCTCGTTTAAAAAAAATTCAATCTCGCGCATTAAAAATAGAACTTAAAAAAAACCTAGTACCAGAATATAAAGCTTGGATTGATGGTGTTTTAATAGGCGGTATTGGTATGCAAGACGACGTCTTTATGCACTTATTAGTTTGGACGTTAGATATTGGCGACCTTGAAAACGCATTACCGATGGCGCAATATGCTCTTAAATATGAATTGGTGACACCTTTTCAGTATAAACGCCAAACAGCAACATTGATTGCTGATGAGGTTGGCGATACGGCTTTGAAGTTAATAGCAAGCGGAATAAATGTTGAACCTGCTCTATTAAAGGATTACATCAAAGAACTTGCAAAATTTGATATGCACGATCAAGTTCGCGCCAAACTACACAAAGCTTTAGGACTTGCTTTAGAAAACACTGATTTAACAGAAGCTGTCGAACATTTAGAGCGTGCTTTGCAATTAGATGCCAAATGCGGTGTTAAAAAGCAGTTAGAAAGCATTTTACGTAAAATTAAAAAAACCAAAGAAAATCAAATAATCAATTAAAATATTCAAAATGAATGATTTTATTGCAATTAATCAAAACAAATATAATAATTACATTATTAAAAACAATGGTTTTTTTCCTGATATTAATTTAACGGATTTGCGTGCCTGCCAAAATTTAGATGGTACGGTAACGGATACTAAACTTAAAAATTGCGCTGTTACTGCAATTGGTCGAGTTAATTTAGATTTAGCTAGCTATCAAATCAATAAGCAACGGCTCGGCATTAATTCGCTAGTAGATGTTAAAGCGGATGCAATTGATGGAATAAGTTATTTGGTGCAGTTATATCTGCAAGCGGTGTATTGTCATACTCAGGCACTGCTAATTGAGCGATATGCAAATTTTGATGCAACTGCCAAACAAATTGATAAAAATGAAACGGTTGAAACATTGGCAAGTCAGCTATATCGTGAATCGCGTTATGCTATTCGTGATATTTTAGGTACAACACGCTCAACCATTATTTTGGTTTAATTTTTAAGATGATTAGTTCATCGCTTTAGCGATAATTTCATCTGATACACCATATTTTTTTAAATTAGCTATAAATTTTCCAGTTTGGTTTAGCTCTTTTTCTGCTTCATCTTTACGCAGTCCTGCACTGATGTACGTTTTTAATAATGTTTGATAACCAGAAAAACCTTTTTTAGGTGCAATGTTTTTCATGGACTCAATAACATCAACTGGCATACGTATAGTTATGTTAGTCATTGGTCTGTCTTTGGTTAATCTAGTTTTAATTTTAGTGGTTAGCATACAAGTACTCCTCATCTTTTTCTGCGCCTCGTCATTGTCATCTGCACAAGTCATAACAAAAAAACGGATCATCAAATGCAGTTAGTGCCTCTTCAAAAGTTATGCCATGCTTTTTTAAATTTAGTTTGGTTTTATCGGTATCCCAACAAAATGTGATTGTGTTCGTAATATTTGTTCATATGTATAACATACATTTTAATTTTAATTAAATTGCAATTTGCTAATTCTTTGTTTGTCGTTTTCTAGCCTCAATCATATAGCTTCACACAGATCATCTAACATCTCGGCTATTTGATAGATATCTGAAAATCTTTGCTCAAAATCACCAATACAAAATTCTAGGCTATTGAAACCATCTGAAATAAATACCAAACCACACCAGTTTTGTTGCAAATCAGCCAAATCAATCAGATATTTGTAGCCATCTTTTTCTTTGGTGTAGCAGTTAGTTAGCCTATTCTCTTTTTGCCAGCCGTAGAAGCTCAAAGCCCAGCCTACAACAAGCGCATATAAATTAGGACACTTAAAATCATTTGTTTTATTTAAAACATTCATAATATTTAAAACCTTTTAGTTGTTTAAAAATAGTTAATATATAAAAACATATAACTAATGCATTTATAATTATATTAATTGTTTTAATTAAATCAAGTAAAAAAATTAATATAAATAAAAAATTTTTAATAGAATTAAGCAATTATTTAATTTATTATTAAATAATTTAAATATTAAAAATATTTTTATATGAAAAAACCCCAACAATTACGTGAATATTTAACAAAATTTAATCCTGGTTTAGCTAATAATCCTGAGCAATTACTGGTTTTTGTTGATGAAGGTAATGTAAACATAACAGATGGCGGTTCGCTTTCTTTTGAATATCAATACACCTTAAATTTAATAGTTGTGGACTGGACATTTGCAGTTGATGATTTGGTAGTGCCAATTCTGGCTTGGCGTTACATTTATCAACCACCAAATACTAGCGATAATGATTTTGATATAAGCGTTGATTATTTAGGAGGTGGCGCATCTGATATTCATATTAAAATTAAGTTAGCAGAACGTATTTTAGTAAGCACTGCGCAAGGTGATTTTAAGATAAAACACCTAAACGATACTTGTCCGCCTGATTTCGCACCAGATTGGTTGGTAAATATCATCAATACAATTTAAATATTTTGAACAAATAAAACCATAATGATAAATTCAAATAATTTAAATATTATAAATAAATATGCAGAAGGTTTGCTGGCAAGTCTTAGTGCATCAAGTAGGCGTAAATTAGCATATCGGATTGCGCTTGCTTTAAGGCAAAGCAACGTTGCACGTATTACCAAACAAATTGAACCAGGCGGCAACAAATTTGTTCCACGCAACATTAAAGCTAGCCGTAAAAAACAAAAGAAAAAAATGTTTTTAAAAATCAAACAGAACGGGCACCTGCAAGCCATCGCAACCAGTAATTTTGCAGAAATTAGATTTAAAGGCGCGGCTTCACACATAGCACACATTCATCATTACGGTTTAAAAGAACGTAGAGCAAAAAAATCAGCGGGACACATCTATTATCCTAAACGGCAATTATTAGGCATAACCACGCAAGACTTAGCGGTAATCGATCAGGTAGTCGTTAATCATTTAGCTAACATTTGATGGTATTAATTATTATGGAATATTTAACAGCAATCGCCGAAGAAAACGAAACAATTGATGAGCTTTGCTTTCGGATTTTAGGTGAAACAAGATATGTAGTTGAGCAGGTATACAAGCATAATCCTACCTTAAGTAGAGCTTCTATTTTTCTGCCAAGTGGTTTTCAGGTTCTAATACCGCTAGAAGTTAGCCATTATCAACCAGAATATGATTTGTGGAATTGAAAGATATTTAAATTCTTACAATTTAAATAATTAGATGTTTTTTAATTAAATATTTAAACTATTTATTTTTAAATTAAACAATTAATTTAATGTATTTAATTTTTTAATAATGAGCGAACCAACGATAACAGCACAAACATCAACAGCTTTAAGCTCTGCTTTAGGACTTGCTTTGGTTGTACCTAATTTAGATGGTTCAGCAATCTTGGCTTCAATGTGTGGAGCGGCTATTTTAATTTTAAGCAAAGAAAAAATTTTGCGAGCTAAAGCTTGTGTCTTGTTTGTGATTTCTTTTGTGCTGGGTATTTTGTTTGCAGATTTTGCTACAGATATTATCCAGTTTTTATTGCCTCATTTTTTAGCAGAAAAAGTGCCTTTAAGCTTGGGGGCATTGCTGGTTTCTTTATTGGTGGTGCAAAGTGCTCTTTTTCTTTTACAGCAAGATTTAAAAAATTTAATTGAATTAATTAAAGGAGCAAAAAAATGATAATAACCTATTTAAATGTTTTAATTTGTACGCTCATTGCGCTGCGCATATTTCTTTTCTGCAAAGACAAAAAACATTATCGCTTATTTATATCTGTTTTAGCGTATGTGATTTGTTGCGCTTCGATGGCGGTAGTTATATTTAGTTTAAGCCATAATTTTCTTGCGCAACAGGTCGCACAAATTCTAATAAATGGTGCTTTTTTGGTTCTAATTCTTAAAACCTCAGGTAATTTACGGCGGATTTTAGAATGAACTTAAATATTAAAAAATATTTAGAGCAAAAAGCGCAAGAAATAAATATTGAACCGCGTTTATTGCTTGCGCTGGCGGTGCTTGAGGCTAAAAGTAAAGGTTTACATGCGCAAGACACACCAGTTATTCTGTTTGAACGCCATATTTTTTATAGACTTTTAAAAAAACAAGGTTTTGATGTCGACAAATTAAGCCTTAAATCTCCCACCTTAATTAATAAAACACCAGGTGGATATTTAGGTGGATTAAAAGAAAACGAACGACTGCGCCAAGCTTGCGCCATTAATGCAGAGCTTGCTTATCAAAGCGCAAGTTACGGTTTATTTCAGATTATGGGCTTTCATGCTCTGGCACTTGGCTATCAATCAGGACAAGATTTCGCTAAACAAATGGGACAAAGCGAATTAAATCAATGCGATGCTTTTATTAGATTTTTGATTTCTACCAGCAACCATAAAATGTTTAATGCCTTAAAAAATAAAGACTTTAAAACCTTTGCAAGACTTTATAACGGCGTTAATTTCGCTAAGAATAAATATGATATAAAGCTTGCAAATATTTATAATTGCACAAAATAAATTATTTTTAATAAATTATTTTAATTATTTAAAACATTTAATTAAACTAGGTTATATACAGTATGCAAGACGCATTAAATAAACAAGAAGGCGGTAATCATTATAAGGATTTAGTTATCCAACCGATTGAATATATTGTTAAGAACAACTTAGATTTTTTGCAAGGCAACATAATTAAATATGTAACAAGACACAAAAATAAAAACGGCGCACAAGATATAAAAAAAGCAATTCATTATTTAGAACTTATTTTGGCGTTGCAATATGGAGAAAACGAATCACTAAAACAAGCCGAAAAATTAAGATGTGATAACTGGCTATTAAATAACCATGCTAATTAATAAGATATTAATAGCTTTAACGCTGATTTTAGGAGCTTTAATAGGTGTGATGTTTGGCGATTACAAAAAATTAAAAAGTCAAAACAAAAACCTAACTAATGAATTAATGCAAATTAAGCA